GAGCTCCGCAAGAAGCTCGATCGCAAGCTCCGGCGCCTGGAGATCAAACTGCAAAGAGAATCGCTCAGAAAAGCCGGCGACGTCGTGACTCAAGAAGTGATTCGGACGGCGCCCAGAGGGGCTTTCGCGCCGCACCTGGCGAACAACATCACCGGCCGGCTGCGCGTGCGCGGGACCGGCGCGACTTATGACATCACGGTCGGGAAAGATTTCTTTTACTGGCGATTCCTGGAATTCGGCACGATCAAGATGGCCGCGCGGCCATTTGTCCGGCCGGCGGCGGACCGCAAGATGGCCGAGGCGCTCGAGATCTGGCGCCAGGAGATTGAGCGGGGGCTGCAGGAACTCGAGGGATAAAGAGACTACGGACTACGGACAACGGGACTACGAATGCTGTTCCATGAGGCATTACGGGGGCATCTGATGCGGGATCCGGTGCTCCATGAAGCGGTGAGCGGGCGGATTTATCCGCTGAAGCTCCCGCCGCGGCCGGCGTTTCCGGCGCTGAGCTATTTCACGGTATCGGCGCCGCGGGACTATACGCATGACGGCATGAGTGGGCTGATCGAGCGCCGCATGCAGATCTCGTGCTGGGATCTAACTTACGAGGGCGTGAAAATTCTCGCCGACAAAGTTCGGCGGGCTTTTCGGGCACTCGAGGACCAGCCGGGCAAGATGGTCGATTTCGACATTGCGGCGGTGTTTCTCGACGACGAGACGGAGTTTTTCGAGTTCGACGAGGTCGAGCATCTGAGCGCCTACCAGGTCCCGCTCGACTATAGGTTCTTGCACAAGGAGGATTGATTCTATGGCTGACATTACGGTCCAGACCGCGTCGCCGGCGGGGCTTATAAACCCAACATTTGCCGCCGCGGCTGTTGGGGGTGACACGTTCACTAACGACGGCAAGACGATCTTCATTATCAAGAATGGCGGCGGCAGCCCGGTCACGCCGACTTTCGATTCGCTGCTCAATTGCGACCAGGGAGTCGATCATAACGTCGGCACGGCGATCCCGACCGCCCAGGATGGCTATTTCGGCCCGTTTCCGCCTTCGCGTTTCAATAATGGCTCGGGGAAAGTGAGTGTGACGTATTCTGGCGTGACCTCCGTCACCGTGGCGGCGGTCAAAGCTCCCTTCTAACGGCGAACAGGGGGAATAGAGAAGGGGGGAAACTAAATGGCAGGCACGACACCGGCACTCTGGGCAAAAGGGACCAAGCTGCTGCGCAAAAACGATTTGGGCACTTATGAGCCGATCCCGTATCTCACAAACCTGACCGCTCCGGGCATTACGACCGTTTACGAACGGGTGACGAACCACGACTCGCCGGGGCGCTTTCACGAGGAGCTCGCGACCTTCCTGGAGAACGAGGAGCTCACGTTCGAAATGGTCTATGTCCCGTACCATTCCATGCACAAGGCCATCCATAACGACCAGGACAACGGGACCGAGCGCGACTGGAAGGTCCAGTTCATAGACGCTATGCATACCGAATTCCAATTCCGGGCGACGATCGCGCGCTTCTCGCCGACGGCGAACTATGACGGCGCCTATCGGGCGACTGGGGCGCTCAGGATCACGGGCGCGATCACGCGCGTCCCAGCATAAGAATTAGGCAAAGGAGAAGGTCATGAACCTCATTCAACCCGTCGAGATCGAGCTCGATCGCAAGCGCTATCTCAATTTCAGTCAAGCCGCGTTCCTCGAGGCCGAGCGCAAGATTAACCAGTTCCGAAACGTGCCGCCGGAGCGCTGGGTCCCCTATTGGGATTTGATCGGGCGCATGAGCGGCGATTCGCTCCAGGCGTTTCTCTGGGCAGGGCTCTTGCACGAGGACCCGGATCTCACTTTCGAGCAGGTGGGGGAGTTCATCAGGATCGGTAAGATCCGTTACATCATCGGCCGGATCCGGGTCGCGATCGAGGAGCACTTGCCCGAGCCGACGAAAAGCAACGGCAAGACGGAGAGCGATCTCCCTTTGGCCTCAAGCGGTGGCTCAAGCTCTGGGCCATCGGGCGGATTGAACTAGGGCTGAGCGATCAAGAATTTTGGAATTATTCACCGAGAGAGTTCGATATTCTAGTGCAGCAGTGGTCAGAAAACCAAAAACGCGCAAATTATCGCGCCGGACTCACTCCAGCCATCGTCGTCAACGCGCTCTCTTCTAAAGGCGCGGCCCGCGCCGAACCGCTCGACTTCTTTTATAAAAGCGAGATCATCGAGCCCACACCCGACGACGCGGCGGCGGGTTTTGCCCTATTCGCCGACCTGTTGAATAAAAAGTTCGAAAGTAAGGAGTCAGGAGTAAGGAGTCAGGGGTAATGCCGCCAAGGGCAGGAGAAGTTCTATTTAGCATCCGCGCGGAGCTCAACCAGCTCCGGGCGGACATGCGCGAGATCAACCGGACCTTCTCCACTGGGTTCGACGGCATCACCGCGATGGCCAAGAACTTCGGCGCCGCGCTGGGCGCGAGCCTCTCAGTCGGCGCCGTCGTCTCGTTCGGGAAATCGATCGTCGATCTCGGCGATAAGCTCTCCGATTTATCGGACATAACTGGCCTATCGGTCGAGACCCTGGGCGGGATTCGCGTCGCCGTCGAGCAGAACGGCACGTCGCTCGAGGCCTTCGCGAACGGCATCCTGCGCGCGCAGCGCAACCTGGGAGACCTCGAAGGATCGGGCAAAGAAGCCGCCCAGGCCATGAAGGCGCTGGGGCTCAACGCCAAGGAAATGGCGAGCCTCAACACCGATCAGTTCCTCGAACGCCTGGCTGAAGCTTTATCCAAGGTCGAGAACCGCAACGAGCGCGCCGCGGCCGCCACGAAGATCCTGGGCCGCGCCGGCGCGGAGCTCCTGCCGACGGTGCTCCAACTCGCGGAAAACGGGATCCCGAAGCTGGATAGGGCTACCGCCGACGCCTATCGCTCCCTGGGCCGGCTCAAGGATCAGCTCGTCGTCCTCACCGCGGCGGTGGCCGATTTCAGCGCCAAGGTAATCGCCAACTTCGGGAAACAGCTCGGAGTCATTCCCCAGAGCGTCGAGGAGATCGAAAAAGCAATCGCGCACCTAAAGCAGTTCGCTCCCGGGGATATCGGCACGCTCAACAAGCTCATGGCGGACCTCGAGGCGGCGAAGGCCCGGGTTGCGAAAGAGGGGGCGGCGAAGGGCGGGGGCGTTCTTGCCAATCTGTTTCCGCCCGAAGGCAAAAAGCGCGTCGACGAAACGCGCAACGCGGTCCAGAGCTTCACGGATAGCCTGGAAAAGCAGGCTGATCAGCTACGGATCAACATCGTCGCCCTCGGCGCCGGCGAGCAGGCGGCCTTAGAGCTAAGCCTGGCGTTTCAGCTCGCCGAGGCGCGATCGAAGTTTCTAGCCGAAGGAAAAACCCCGCCGGCCGACCTGGAGACCAAGTTCGCCGCGCTCTCGCAAGAGATTCTGACGCTTTCGGGTAATCTGGCGACGGCGAAAATCAAAGCGGAAAACTTAAAACAAGAGCTCGAGGACTTGGACAAGGTGTTCCCGGAACCCGGGCTCGAGGATATCACGAGCGCCCTGCCGCCGGACCTGCTGGCCAAGAGCGGCGCGATCCTCACCGAGGATCAGTTCCGGGATCTCCTGAAGCTGGAAAAGGAACTGAAGAATCAGACAATCGTCCTGGACGATTTCAAGGGCAAGACCGATGAAGTGACGATCTTTGTCGAGCGCTCATTCGAGCGCATGACCGACGCGATCGGCGACGGCATGAAGGATTTGTTGAGCGGGCAGATCAGGAGCTGGGAGGACTTCGGGCGCCGTATCGTAAGTGTGATATCGGACATCACCGCAGAATGGCTCGCCATGCAGGCAAAAATCGCCATATTCGGCCCGGAGTTCGGAAGCAGGACTGGTGGGGGCGGTCAGATCGGGGGTCTCGTAGGGAGCCTCGTAGGGCTTGCAGGAGGCCTTTTCGGAGGGGGCGCTGCAATCGATGTCAGCCAGCCAATCAGCGTTACCGGCCCGGGATCGGGCGGCCTTCTGTTCCCGAACCCACGGCAGCACGGCGGCCCGGTATGGCCCGGCCAGCAGTTTCTCGTCGGCGAAGCAGGGCCGGAGATTTTCCGCCCTATGACGTCCGGAACGATCAATCCATTGAACCGCCACGGCGGCCCACCGGTAATCTTCACGATGAACGTCTCGACGCCGGACGCGGGGAGTTTTCGCCAGTCAGGCAACCAGATACAGGCCGATATGTTTAGGATGATGAGCACAGCTTCAAAGCGATTAGGGATGCAACGCGATTAAATGACAGCGAAATTGTGTAGTAAACCGGGATGCCGGGAACTGGGCAAGCACAGCCACGACGATCGCCGGCCGAGCGCATCCCGCCGTGGCTATGATGGCAGCTGGCGCAAGCGCCGGCTCCTGCATCTCGCGCTCGAACCTTTGTGCCGCAAGCACTACCGCCGGGGCGAGCTCGTCGAGGCGACCGAGGTGGATCATATTATCCCGCTCTCCCAGGGGGGAGCGGATAAGCCAGAGAATTATCAGTCATTGTGTCACTGGTGTCATAGCGAAAAGACGTTTGCACAAATGCAGTTTTCTTCACGAGCACGATGATTTACGAGCACGAGCCACGACCCTAATGTTCATCGAAACCCCGATCTTCCCGACAAATATCAATTTCGAGTCGATGGGGACGGCGACCTATGAGGTGTTCATTACGACTTTATATGGCGGGCATCACGTTGCCGATCTGACAAATGATGAGCCGCTGCATAGCTACAACGTCGGCTACGGGATCCGGGAGGAGTCCGATCTTCAGGTGGTGCTGAAGCACTTCCACGCCATGCAGGGGATGTTTCACTTTTTCAGGTTCAAGGACTGGAACGATTATAAGAGCTGCGACCGGGAGGCAACGCCGACCGCCTTCGACCAGGTCATGGGCCAGGGAGACGGGTCGAATCTGACTTTTCAGATGATCAAGAACTATACCTCGGGCGGGCGCACGACGCCGCGCCGCATCGAGAAGCCTGTGATCCCGTCGCTTTTCCCGACCGGCGACGGATCGCGCGGCTCGACGGGGATCATCCTGGTCGGAGTGCAGAGCTCTCTGATCCCGTCGAGCCGTTACAGCTTAACAAGCGTGACGGCCGCCGAGGCAGCGCTCGGACATCTGACGATGGGCCGGGTCGTGTTCGGCGCCAACGTGACCAAGAATATTATTGCCATCTCCCAGGCCGCGAACGGCGTCGTGCAGACATCGGCAGCGCATACGCTCTCGACCGGCGACAGCGTGCATTTCTCCGGCGTCGGGGGCATGACCCAGATCAATGGCCTGCGCGGCATTGTCACCGTGATCGATGCGGATGAGTTCTCAGTCAATATCAATACGAGCGGCTTCTCGGCTTATACGACCGGCGGAGTGATCAATACGATCCCGCAGGCGGCCGAGAACGTCTCCTGGGGCGGGGAGTTCCATGTCCCGGTCCGGTACAACGTCAAGGGCGTGCCGAATAGCTGGCACTCGTGGAGGGCGGGGAATATTACCTGCGATTTAGAAGAGGTTAGACTCGTCTCATGAAGCTGATCAGCCCACAAATGGACAGCTA